TTGCAAACGGAACTACAATTACTTTCGATGCAGTAGGAGAGTCAGCTACTTTAGTTTGGAACAGCACTGTTGGTTGGGTTGCAACTTCAACAGTTGGCGCAACAATAGCGTAATAATTAATTTTATGTGGGCTTCGGCCCACATAAATTTTAACGGAGAAAAATATGAAATCAGATGTTAAAGCAGTAAGAGTTACTGGAACAGGTTCTGTATTCGGTGGAAGAACAAGACTAAGAGGAATTATTTTAGAAAATGATCATGCTACTGATACACAATCTATAACTTTACAAGATGGTAGTTCAGTAACACAATTTTTAACAAGTTGTCCAGCAGGTGATGTTTTTTCTTTTAATATGCCTGAAGATGGAATTTTATTTGCAGGTGGAATGACAGTATCTGCAATTGGTGCAAATGTTGAAGCTACTCTATTAATAGATAAGTAAGGATATAAAATGGATTCAGATCAGAAGACAATAAACATGACAACAGTAGGATCGAATACTCTTGCAAGAGCAGGAAGAGCTAGAATTACTTCTATTCAAGGATTAGGTATAGCATCATCTACAATTATTTTTTATGATTCATCAGATGCTTCATCACCAGGAACAGCAGTAGCTACTTATAATTATGGTACTGAAGGTTTAGAAGTTTATGTTCCAGGTTCTGGTATTAAGTTTGAAAATGGTATTGTTTATAATTTAGCAGGAGCAGGTGGAAGCATTACAGTAACTATAACAGGAGCTTAATGGCAACTTCAGGAACTACAGTCTTTGAAAAAAATTTTGCTATCGATGATATAATCACCGAAGCTTATGAAAGATTAGGACGTTTTGATTATTCTGGAAATGATATAAAATCTGCAAGACGTTCTTTAAATATAATGTTTCAAGAATGGGCTAATAGAGGTTTACATTTTTGGGAAGTTGCAAACAATGATATTACTTTAGTTTCAGGAAAAGCAGAGTATACAATGTTTAGATCAACATCTGATGGAACTTCAGATGCAACAGCAGTATATGGTGTTGATGATGTATTAGAAGCTGTATACAGAAACTCTTCTTCTACAGATTTTCCATTAACAAAAATAAATAGATCTGCATATCAAGGTCTTTCTAATAAAACAAATACAGGAATTCCTACACAATATTTTGTACAAAGATTTATAGACAAAGTAACTATTACTTTATATTTAACTCCAGGTTCTTCTGAAGCCGGAAACAAACTTAATTTTTATTATGTAAAAAGAATTCAAGATGCTGGAAACTACACTAATGAAGCAGACGTACCTTATAGATTTGTACCATGTATGTGTGCAGGTTTAGCTTATTATCTTTCTCAAAAAGTAAAACCAGAAATTACACAACAAATGAAATTATTATATGAAGATGAACTAAAAAGAGCATTAGAAGAAGATGGTTCACCTTCAAGTTCTTTTATAACTCCAAAAACTTATTATCCAAATGTCTAATTTATCTAGAGGAAAATACGCACAATTTATATCTGATCGTTCTGGTCAAGCATTTCCATATAGTGAAATGGTTATTGAATGGAATGGTGCACGTGTGCATACATCAGAGTTTGAAGCAAAACATCCACAACTAGATCCAAAACCAACTACTGCGGATGGACAAGGTTTAAGAAATGCAAGACCACAAACTTTTACATTAGCCTCTGGTGGAGGAGGAGGAATAGCTGTAGATTTAACTTTACCTGCACCATTTTCTTTTTCATCTGAGGGAATGGTTCCTGATGATGGAAGTATAGTTAATTCAAAAAGAGAAGCACATGTTAGTTTAGGAAATGTAGAAATAACTGGAGCAACTTCAATTACAGAAACCTATGCAGTTACCGTTGCTAATCCAGGTTCTGGAAATAAATATTATATTGATGGAGTTCAACAAGCTACTTTAAATTTTATAAAAACTAATTCATATAAATTTGATCAATCAGATTCTACAAATGGTGCAGGAGGAACTCATCCATTAAGATTTTCCACAACTTCAGATGGAACTCACAATAGCGGAACTGAATACACAACGGGAGTTGTAACTTCTGGAACTCCTGGTCAACCTGGATCTTATACTTTAATAACTGTTGATGCAAGTGCACCTAGTACGTTATACTATTACTGTAGCAATCACTCTGGAATGGGAGGCCAGATAAATATATCATAATGACATACGCAGAATTAATACAAAAAATTAGAGATTATACAGAAGTAGATGCAAATGTTTTAACATCTACTATTATTGATGGAATTATTAGTGATGCAGAATTTAGAATATATAGAGATGTAGATTCTGACAATAACCGAAGATACGCAACAGCAAATTTAATTACTAATGATAGATTTATTGCAAGACCTGCGGGATTGTTAGTTATAAGATCAGCTCAAATAGTTGATTCTGATGGTGTAGGTGCTTCAGATAATAGAGAATTTTTAGAATATAGAGACACTAGTTTTATGTCAGAATTTAATCCTACTGGAGCCACAGGAGTACCTAAATATTATGGTAACTGGGATGCAGATACAATAGTAGTAGCACCTACTCCAAATGCTACTTACACAATTCAGTTAAATTATATCTTGAAAGATCCGGGTTTATCGAGTACAAATACAACTACATACATAAGTCAAAATTTTCCCAATGGTTTATTGTATGCATGCTTAGTGGAAGCATTTTCTTTTTTGAAGGGGCCAAATGATCTCTTGCAATTATACGAAGGAAAGTATAAACAAGTATTAGAAGGCTTCTCCATTGAACAAATGGGAAGAAGACGACGAGATGAATATCAATCAGGTGTTCCTCGAGTCGGTGGAAAATAACTAAGGAGATAAATTATGGCTATAACACAAGCGATCGCAAACTCGTTCAAAAAACAATTACTAGAAGGTGATGCAAATTTTTCAAACTCTGGTGGTGATGTTTTTAAACTAGCTCTTTATACTTCTTCAGCAACTCTAAACTCAGCGACTACTGCATTTACAGCTACTAACGAAGTTGGAAATACAGGTACATACACTTCTGGTGGAGATAAGCTAACAGGTCAAAGTACAAACATTGGAACCGGTTCAGGTAAAGGTGTTGCGTTCGTTGACTTCGCAGATTTATCTTTTACAGGTGTAACGTTGACAGCTAGAGGTGCATTAATCTACAACACATCTTCTGCAGTTACTAATGCAGCAGTTGCAGTTTTAGATTTTGGAGCAGATAAAACAGCTACATCAGGAACTTTTACAATTCAGTTTCCGGCAGCAACGACTTCAGCAGCTATATTAAGAATATCGGGTTAAGGAGAAATTAAATGGCTTTAGTCATCAATGATAGAGTTAAAGAAACCTCTACCACTACTGGTACGGGCACTTTTACTCTTGCAGGAGCAGTAACAGGATTTGAAACTTTTTCTACTGCAATTGGAAATAGTAATACTACTTACTATGCAATTGTACATACAGCTAATGGAGAATTTGAAGTTGGATTAGGAACAGTAGGAGCTGGCACTTTAGCTAGAACTACTATCATATCATCATCAAATTCTGATAGCGCAGTAGATTTTGCAGCGGGTACAAAAAATGTTTTCTGTACTTCACCTGCATCTAAATCAGTTTTATTAGATGCTAGTGGTAATACAACACTAGGAGGAGATTTATCCGTTGGTGATGATCTTACAGTGTTAGGTGGTGTTATTGACTTTAAATCAAATAGTGGATCACCAGCTGCTTTAAGAATGTATTGTGAAACATCAAATGCACACTTTCAAACATTACAACCACAACCACACTCAGCTGCTGCTGCAAATACATTAAGACTTCCTGATAGTGGAGACAGTGGCACACAAGATTTAGTTGCTGTAGATATTTCACAAACACTAACAAATAAAACTTTAACAAGTCCAGTTTTAAATAGCACAATAAGTGGAACTTCAATTAAAGATGAAGATAACATGGCTTCAGATTCTGCTAGTCATTTAGCTACACAACAATCAATTAAAGCGTACGTAGATGCGGAAGTAGCTTCAGTTCCAGTAGGAGATATAACTTCTGTTGTAGCAGGAGATGGTTTAACAGGTGGAGCTACTAGCGGAGCTGCAACTTTAAATATTGGAGCAGGTAATTTAATTGACGTTCAAGCAGATCAAGTAGATGTAGATTTATCAGAGTTAACTACGTCAACATCAGACGGTGATGGAGATTTTTTTGCTGTAGTTGATGCAGCAAACGCACAAAAAAAATTAACAAAAGGTAATATTAATATTTCAGGTTTTAATAATGACAGTGGTTTTATTG